TACAAATGATTGTGGAGGACTTTCTAATTCTACATCTTCACCTGCAGCTAATTTTTTTGCATTGTCTTCGCCAAGACCCCACCAATCATTAATAGCAGAAATAGATTTTATTTTATTTAATTTGTACTTCATAACTCTCCTAACTTTGATTTGCCATCAGCGAACATTGCCATACCCAACTGACTATATAAACATTTTCCTCTTCATCTGTACCAAGCTCTGTAGATTGAAACCTGCAATCGTGTGCAGTCCCTGTATCTAAATCCATTGAGCCATTATCGTGAATCAATGCTTCTGTCCTTGATACAAATCTTAGAATATTATCTAATGCAGTCTTCTTTACATTAACGCCTGAGAATACATAAAAAACATTTACAGTAAACTCTCTTGTTTCATAGCCAACATTTTGTTGTACAAGCTCACTACTTGCAGGCTCAAGGCGAATATACTGACTACCTGCTAAAGAGTCTTCATCACCTATATATACAGGTAAAGTATTGCCATACTCATCCCGAAGAACCCTCCTTAGTTTATCAAGGATATTCTTCCAATTATTTGTAAAAGCTACAGGCATCTAATACCTTCTTGTCATTCTGATAGGTTTCAATGAATTGACATCAACCTCTTCTGACCAACCCTGTACTTCTACTTCCCAAACATCGTTAAGTGCAGCAGTAGAACTAAAATCTGTACCTGAAAATCTTATTTCCAATCTACCTGATAAGACTTGGTAGTCACCATTTATAATTTCATCAGTGACAATTTGATGACCTTCATTCATTCCAAGTTTATCGCTATCTTTAGCCCACACAGAATAAGTAGCAGTTCCTATAGCACCTGCTGTTGTAATCTTAATCTTGATTAAATCGTATGTACCACTATAATGACCACGAGTATCTACAGGTCTAACTGTTCCTGTATAAGTAACATCCCTAACAACACCTTTAGATGAATCTGATGTATTCTGCCACGATAAACCTGCTTTACCATTATTTAAAGCATCAATGTTTTCCTGTGCTTCAGTCATCATAGCAGAAGCCATCTCACTTGTCGGGTCTGTTGATCTAATCATAAGAGTTGCACATAAAAGTGCAGTAGTTCTAATAATCATATAGTCAAAATTACCTGACTTATCTTTAAATTGATTAGCAGGTAAGTTGGGATCTAGCTTTGAATCTAAATATCTACTGGCATCAGCTCTAAATTGAGTTACCATAGCAGTAAACTCTTCTCCTGCCTCTATTAGTTTATCAGCAGGATTACTTGCTGAATAATAATAAAGTACATCCTCTGCTGAATTATAAAACCACTCACCCTCAACATTTAAGTCAGTATGAGCAGATTGTGCTGCACCTAAATCTTCTCCATCTGCAAAAAGCTGTGTAACTAAGCCACTATTATGAGAAGCGTACTTATTAGTTGATACTGTTGTCCATCCCAAAACTTGGACTTTAGTGTCAAACTCATCTAACTGAGGAAACACCCTCTTTAATTCTTTATGGGTACAATAAGTTGGTGCTACTGCCATTTATATCTCCTCTAGGCAAGCACAAAAGTGCATATTAAAACAAAAGTTGTGCCTGTAATTTAATTGTATTCTCTTCATAAAAACAAATCTACCACATCTTGCAAGACCAGTACCTTGCTTTAGTCTTTGGACCAGGTGTACTACATTTATGCCTTGCTCTAAATGATTTACGCCTCGCAGGGGAAGATTTTTTAATTCTCATGTTAGGATCTCCAAAGGTAACTCTCTTTGTTCTATTACCATTACTAACATATACCTGAAATTTCTTACGCCCATACCCTGCTTGACCCTTAGTAATTCTTGATGGCTTATTAAGTCTAACTGACTTTCCTTTAAACTTAGCCATTTCACTTCTTCTTTCTTTTTTTCATCTTCTTCTTAGGCTTTCCAACTTTCTTTCCATAAGAGCCTTTACCATATGGCATAATAATCTCCTTAATTAAATGCGTAGATAGAAACCTTAGCATTTAGTTTTGAATTTATACTTCTTCCCATAATAAAACTTACACCTGTATCTCCACCTGAACCTGTTATATTTAAGCCACCACTTAAAACTGAATCATAATTTACATTTAATACAAATTGTGCATATGGTAATGAGGGTATAGCAAAATCAATAGCACCTGTTAAGTATGCTACAGAACCTACAACACTTCCTTGATATATTAAATTACCAAGTCCATCATCATACATAAAAGCATCTACATTAGGATAAGATGTATTATCTTCTTTAGTTATTATAATATCATCAGGAAGTCTTGGCTCAATAGGAGCAGGAAATGCAGTATCATTAGGCATTATTCCAACACTACCTGTAAATAAATCTGTTCCACTTGAAGCATCAGCAACTAACACTAAAGAACCATTAGTTCCATCATGTGGTTGCATATGTGATTTAGAAGTAAATCTTAATGCTCCATTTACAATAGAAACTACACACCCAAAAGCAGTACCTTCAAATGCAGTATCAATACTCTCTTGCATTTTTCTAAGAAGCCCATCTGAACCACCAAATTTCACGTTACTAGAGGTAGTAAATGCAATATTTGTAGCACTTGAATCATCTATAGTTAAATCAAAAGCAAAAGCAGTTGATGCAGTAATTTTACTATCAGTAGAAGCAGTAATAGGCTTTGCAAATACTACTTCAGCATAAGCACTTTCATAGAACTTAATAGCAACTGAACCACCAACTATACCTTGTGTTGTATCTTCTGATACTGCACTTCTACCATGTCCAAAAAAATTACTAGATTTAAATTTACCTTGACCATCTGACATTACTAATTGTGAACTTCCTGATATGGCAGTATTGTATTCATAGTATTGGTTAAAAATAGGAAAGTAAACATTAGCACCACTTACTGCACCATTAGTAGAATTTGTTTGTGCATCTTTATCTGCCTTGCTTGTTCCATACAATGCTCTTTTTACTACTAATGTTCCTGCAGCATCTTGGTCAGTACCACTATCATCTGTTATTGAAGTAATTTCCATTATCTCTATTCTTGTTGCAGTAGTATCATTAATACCTACCTGAACTAAATCTCCTACTTCAAAAGGAGCAATATCAGCAACCTGCAATGCAGATTCACTATCTTCTAAAGCACCATCAAGGTTTACATCTGTATCTACATATAAATTTGCATTTGGAGCAGTATTGTCAATAATTGTATTAATTCCACCTGATGTAGATGTAGTTGCTGTATTAAACATTATTATATTAGGCATAAATAAAAACTCACCTGCGTTAAGTACCTGATGTATAAAATCATGGTTACCTGCACTTGTATCAGGGTCACCTGCCAACCCAAAATTATCAGCAGTAAACATAAGTTCAACAGGAACATCCCCATCATTGCAAATTGAAACTCCTGAACAGCCCTTTAAAGTACCTGCTAAAAAAGAAGTTCCTGAATTAAAGGTCAATAAAGCAACACCTGCTGATGTACTATCTATTATTTTTTCTTCTATTTTAGTTTCTGAGTATAGCTTAGAAAGAGTTTTTTTAGTTAATTTTCCATTATAACTTAAATCTAAGTTAAATGATACAGGTAGTCCTGTTTTTTTCTTATATGTTGCCATTGTTTTCCTTACCTTAAATGATATACTAATTGCATATTAATTGTTAAATCTGAGTTTGTTCCATCTTGATGTACACAAGCTAATAAAACTTTTCCTGCATTTACATCTGCTGTTGATATTGTTAATGATTGGAAGTATGCTTGTTCTCTACCTGCACCTGTAATCGTTGATGGTGATACACATACCTCTGCACCATTGGTTAAATCTCCACCTGTTGAACCATTATCTGTATCTACATCATATGCCATAACTGAAAATTTTACAACATCCCCTGTTGCTGAAGTTGCTCCAAACCATACATTGCAAGAATCAATAGTAATGTTTAATGGTAGATAAAAATAATGCTTTATAGCTGCTGAAGCAGTAGTTGTAATAGTTAGTGTTTCTGCAGGTGTTGAGCCTGTACCCATTTCTAACTCATTTGTATCACTATGATTGTGCATTGATACTAAAGCTGTCCAAGTATCAGCTGTATCAGGACTTGCAGCAGTATGGTCTAATTCAAATTTTTGTATCTGAGTATTTACTGTATGTTGCCCTGCATTTGCTTTGACTACATCATTTGCAGAATCTACTACTAAAATAGAATTACTATCTTTATCTGTTACTTTAAATAAAGCAGTAGTATCATCATTTTTTGGAGTTACCTGTAAAACATCATCAGATATTGATATTGAACTTGCAGTGCCTTCACCATCAACAATATTTCTTGTAGTAGTATCAACACCATTATTAGAATTGTTCATCTGCAATATATCTTTATATGAACTAGCTTTTGTTTTTCCTGTTAAACTCATATTATCCTAACTTAATGTTATTGTTTAAAATGCACATCCAAAAAATATTGCGTTTTCTGTTGCTACAGAACCTGTAGTATAAGTAACCTCTACATATGCTTGTACTACCCTTGCCTTACTTACTCCACTTGGATCTTCAGGGTCTGTATTAACTTCTAATCTTAATCCATTTAAAAGTGAACCAGCATCAGTACCATTCCACTCCATAGAGCCATTATAAGTTGTTCTTGCTGTGCCAAAAAAAGCCTGAGCATTATAACTATTAAATGTTAAACTATGTGTTTCTGTATAAAGAGTTGCTGCTGCATTTTGTAATTCTACATTTACATCAGTATCGCCACCCCTTGTATTAAACTTATACCCTGAGATATAATGCCTTATGCTTGTAATGCCTGTAGACCCAAGACCTGAAGCATCAAAATCATCTAAATGAAGAGTGCAATGTCTTGATATGGCTGATGTTTCTATTAAAGTTGCATCGTCAGTATCTGCAAGAACCCCATCAGCAGTTGCTCCTCCACCACCAACAATTCCCCAATTATTTGAAAGTGTGCCATTTGGGAGTAAGTTAATAGTTGCCATAAAAACCTTTAGTTAAATGCTGCCTATAATCAATACTATTTACACTAAAATCTATAGCAGTATCATAAGCCTCTCCATATGCTTTATCAGCATTACACGAATACCATTGAGTATTAGTAAATAATTGTTTCATTTTAGCAAAATGCTTATCATCACAATCAGATGTAAAAGGCTCTCTATCGTCATATAACAAATCAAAAGACTCACCACCTGAATAATCCCAACTAAAGATATTGACTATTTCAATATTAGAACTATAGTCTTTTTTCCATTCAATAGCTGTATCATATACTTCTTTATTAGCTTCAAGTATTAAGTGCCTATTGACACCATATTCTTGAAATTTTGTAGCAGTCCACCCTTTACCAAATCCAAACTCTAAAACAGAAGTAGGTTTAACTTTATCACATAAAAGCTCTATGCCTTTAGTTAAATAATCATATTCATTTTTATATAATATATTATTTCCTGCTATCTTATAATCTGTATCGCTTTCTGTAAAAGATCCATCTATCCATTCTTGTAAAGTTATACTCATTAGAAATTTAAACTCGCTACACCATAACAAACTTCATTAGTTGCATCCCAATAAAAAGAAAGTATATCAGTTTTATCAGCAGTTGTGGTTAATGTAGGAGAACTACCTCCTTGCCAAACAACAGTAGCACTTCCACCTGCTGCTGCATCATCAGTTGCAAAAACCTTCCAATTAGTTACAGTTCTACTTCCAGTTCCATCTTGTCTTAGCAATAAAACAAAATTTCCACTATTAGCAGGCATATTAAGGTTCATATCTGTAATGTTTCCTGCACCAAAAACAAGCCTTTGTTTACTTCCAATACTAAAATAAACTTCAGTATCAGAAGCATTATATGTTGGAACTTTTTGAAAAAAACTAACAGCTCCTGTTTTAAATACAGACTCAACCTTAGTAGTAGATGTTTCTGAAAGTATCATTTGTGAATTTCCACCAACTTTAAATACTAAATTGTCAGCTTGGCTTGAACGAATAGAAGTATCACCACCACCATCAAATGTTATTTTATCACCTTGTGCAAGATTTATATCGCCTGTCATTGTTCCACCTGCTTTTGGTAAGGCTGCATTAGCAGTAGCTGTAGTAGATGTTAAAATTGCATCTCTTGCAACAATATCTACACCATTTACAGTATCTGCACCATTTATAGTTCCTGCTACATCTAAGTCTTTAACCCTTACTTTATCAGTAGATATTTCTAATGCACTTAGTGTACCATCTGAATCCTTTACAGGCTTTAGGTGCTTATCAAGTGGCTTATCTATTGATATGTCTTTAGGCATTGTCTGAACGCAACCCCTGTACAAACTTTGATATGCCTGTAACTAAAATATTGTCAATCGCATCAATGCAATAAGGCTCAAGAGTTTTATTCCAAATCTTCTTAGTCCACTTCCATTTGCCTAATCCTAAAGTGCATAACACACCAAGACTATACATCCAAGAACCAAACTTTGCTTTAATAGTTGCATTAGGTATCTTCTTTAGTACCCAAGCAGTTGCACAACCTGCTACACCCATACCTGCATAAACTGCTACTTTCTTAGTTGCTAATGCTGTTAAAGTTGCAAACATTTAGTACTCCTTCTTTATTTTTAAAAGTATATATATTATATTTAAAATGATTAATACAAGACCTAATGCTTCAGGAACTAAATTCCATATATTTACAGCAATAGTTCCCATGCTTGTTCCAATAGTTTTTAAAGAGTCGGTCATTTCTTTGATTCTCCATCTATAAGCCTTGAAAGGATGTCTTCAATACCTTCTATGTAACCTTTTACTTCCTCTACCTTTAATTGTGCTAATTTTATCTGAGAAATCAAAGCTACAATTATTGCTTCTAAGCGAGCAAAGTCTTCATTCATTTCCCTCGTAAGGGTTTCTTCAAGAAATTTTGTTCTNTGTATAATGTACCANCCAAAGCCAACAAGCATTGCAATAGGCAGACCATACTGATCTATAATATTTAGATCCATTATTTATTACCATCTATAACTTCACCCCAAAGAGCTGTCTTACCATTGATAATCTGTATAATATGCACTGTAAATAAACCTGATTGGAAAAAGTCAACAATAGCAAAGGCATGACTCCAGTTAATCTTGCGACCACCAAGCCAAGAATTTTGCTCATCGCTCATATCTTTCAAACAACCAATACTCCAAGCACTCTTGACTCCATCCATGTGAGTCACACTCGACTGCTGTAGGTCGTGATGATGACCATACATTACATTTGCTCCGAGTCTGATTAGATGATTTCTTGTATGTTGCATTCCTGCGAAATGATGCCCATGGTAAAAATTTAGCTTGCCTATCTTTAAGTACTTTCCACATTGATGGTGTTTATATCCTCTTCCTTTTAAATCAACAGCAGTTTCAAATCTATATTGTTCTAGGTATGGGTTTTCTGCAACGAATTTGTTCATCCAATCATCGTGATTACCTGTAATCATATGCCTTTCTTTGCAATTGGCTTTATCCAGGGCTTCATCAATGATATCCATTCCTGCATTGACATCTACAACATCTTGATCTATAAAAGGTAATTGATACTCAAGGGGAGGTCTTTTCTTCTTGCCCCATTGCCAGTGTGAACATCCTGCCCATTCTCCCACATCACCTAAATCTATATATATTGTAGGCTTAACTATCTCTATTGTCTTACATAAAACTTTAATACTTGGCATATCAGCCAAGGGAAAGTGCTTATCAGGTGTTACTATTGCCCTTCGTACTGGACTTTTCTTCATGTAAACTCCTTACGATGTTGCTTAATTCTTTAGCACGATTAGGGGTTTGTTTAGCCCACTTGCTATCGAGCATTTCATCAGCAGCCTTTTCCCAAATGCCATCTTCCATGGCTTTCAAGGCTTTCTTAAATTTAGAAACTCCTGTTACCCCTAATTGAAAACACATTTCCATAAGAACACTCTTACATTCAGATGGAAGGTCCTCAAAGAAAGGGAATTTAGAAACTACACTTTTATTTAAACTTTTAAGTTTCCTAAGTAAGATTTCCTCACAAATATCTTCTTCTAAAACTAAATCTTTTATTGCAAATCCATAGCCTATAGTATCGTAACCCTCTGTACACTTATATACTTTAGCCCTATATCCTTCATGATGTTTAATTCTTTTTAATAAGTCTTTCATATTTCCCTTTAATAAAAGGGGCAGTTGCCCACCCCTTTTAAGGTTTATCTATTTATTGATTATGCTGCTTCGTAATCAATTAATGAGAAGATACGTCTATCACCATCAGCATCAGCACATCTTGCAACTGCACCATATGCAGATTCACAAGTTACTAAGTGTGATAAGTGAGAGTGTCTATAGCTTGCAGTTACTTGAGCTTTTTTAGAAAAAGCTGAGTATAAAGCACTTTCATGCATTGCAAAGCCATAAAGAATATCATCTTGTTGAGCATCAGTAGTATCAAAGCTAATTAATGCTTTAATACCTTTAGTAGCATCAGCTGCAACTGCTGCTCCTGAACCACCCATATATGGTGATTGAGAAACATAAACAGGCATACCTAAGATATTTCCTGCCATACCTGTTCTTGCAAAATCGCCACCTAATGGGGCTGACATAGTACCTTCACTATAACTTGCAAGTGCATTCAATGAACTCATCATAGCAGGTGAAAGCACTAAGCTCCAACCATCTGTTGAGCCTGTTTCAGCAAGTATCTTAGCATACATATTTGTTATATTTGCTTGACTTAAAACACTACCTGTTGTTACAGTATGAAGCGATGTATTAGCATCACCACCTACAACACCTGTGCCACTTTTTAATAAGTCATTTATTTTTTGAGCAATAGTATATGATAAGAAGTTATCAAATGCTCTTGCATTAGCATAAGCTAATTGCTTAACATAAATGCTCATTAAGTCATAACTTGACTGTACTTTTACAATATCAGGAATATATACTGAAGATACATTGTATTCATTAACTACTAATTGTGTTGAAGTACCTCGATCATTATTAGAGTTAGACACGTCAGGAGCAATTTCAAGACCTTGGGTGTAAACCTGTACTCCAGGAACACCAATGTGTGGTAAATTAATTGTATCACCATATCCTGGGAAATTGCCTGATAAATCTGTACCTAATTTATCAAATAAAGTTATCTCCTTAAAGACATCCTCTATTGCTTCCCCCCAGACCTCGGGAACAAACGAATCTGCTACATCGGTAGCATCTACAGCACCTGCTGCACCACCACCTAAAACCTGCCCTGCGTCAAATGGGTCTGTTAAAGCCATTTAAATAACCTACTTTCTTTTATGTTGGTTTAATATTGACTGCCAATTTTCTCTTCTTTCGTTTTCAGTCATTTCAGAAAGTTTTTTCTGAGGGGGAATTGTTCTTGAGTTTCCCATGACTTGAGGAACATTTGGCTTCAAATTGTTAATTTTATTAGTTAAAAATTCAAGAGTTTCTAAGTCTAACTTTGACATAGCCTCTTTTTCTTCTTCAGGAATGCTATTTAAAAGAGCCTCACGCTTTGATGTTTCATAACTTGTCCACTTATCAGCCTGTGATTTATATGTTTCCATCTCACCTGCTGTTTTTTCGTATAAAGTTTTAAAATCCTCTTTCTCTTTCAACTTAGCTTCTTCAGCTTTTGCTAATTGAGATTCAAGTTTTGCTAAGCGAGCCTCAGCATCCTGCGACCTTTTACGATACTTTTTGCTTTCTGCAATTAATCCACCTACATCGGTCGTTTCTGTAGCTGTTTCGTTAGTAGATCCTTCACTTACTGTTTCAGTAGCTACTTGGTTTGTTTCTTCGGACATACTGCCCTCCATGTTGTGTTTTGAAATTCGTAAACTACAATATCTTGCATTTTACAGGTATCATAAGTTAAATTACTTTAACTGCTAATTGCAAGTTTGTTGAGATTGAGACTCAATCATATATGGATAAAAACAAAAACTACAAAAAAGAATGGTTTGAATTTATGGGGTATAGCCCTCATGATGGGCAACTAAAACTGCATTATCCTGAAAAAGATTCTGCTCGTTTTTTTGTGATGGTTTGTGGTAGGCGATTTGGCAAAACAACAGCATCTGCAATGGAAGCTACTTATATAGCATCTCAACCAGGTAAGAAAATATGGTTAGTAGGATTATCTTACGATAAAGCTGATCTTATGTTTAGAGAGGTTTGGCAGAAGATGGTTGTTGGCAGGGCTAATGATATAGAGAGAGCCTCAGAGAAGGAAAGGTTTATAAAGTTTAAGTGGGGAACTACCATAGAAGGTAAGTCTGCTGATAACCCTGATTCTCTTGTAGGTGAGGGTTTAGACCTCTTGATTATTGATGAGGCAGCTAAAGTTAAGAAAAGAATTTGGGATATGTATCTTTCCCCTACACTTTCAGACAGGAAAGGTAAAGCAATATTTATAACTACCCCTGAAGGTTATAATTGGATATATGACGTGTTCTTACTTGGTAAAAGAGACCCTCTATGGGAATCGCACCAAGCTCCATCTTGGAATAACCAATATGCATTCCCTGATGGTAAAAAAGACTCATTTCTTATTGAGCGTAAAAGAAATATGTCTACAGAATTGTATGAGCAAGAGTATGCAGCTAAATTTACCTCGTTTGAAGGTAGAGTATACTCATTTGACAGGACTTTAGATGTAGGGAACTTTCCTTATAATCCAAACTTCCCAACATTCTGCTCAATTGACTTTGGCTATAGAATGCCTGCTGTTGCTTGGTTTCAAACATATAGGGTTGCAGGTTTTTGGCATATAAACATCATTGATGAGATAATACATGAGCAAAACATCAAAACTGATGAATTAGTAGCTAAAATAAAAGAAAAACCATACTATGTTAGAGAATATTATGGCGACCCTGCAGGTATGCAAGCACAAGGGCAATCAGGGATGGGCGATATTGAAATATTTAGAAGGAGTGGCATACAAATCAGAAGTGTTAGAGATAAAGTGTCTCGAAGTATAGCATCAGGGGTTAGTCATGTCAGAAGCTTTATAGAAAATGCACAGGGTGAAAGATTTGTGCATTTACACAGCAGGTGTACAGGACTCGCAGAGGATTTTGAAAATTATAGATACCCTGAAGCAGTCGATGGGAAAGCATTAAAGCCTGAACCCATAAAAGATGGCAGGAACGACCATGGTATGGACATGGTTCGTTATTTTTTCTTAAATAGATTCCCCATAAGACAAAGAGAAGTTGGAGTAATTCAAAGATGATAACACCTGAACAGATAATACAAGAATCAGTAGCAGACTATAAACTAGCAATGGCTAAAGCACGAAGAGGTGAGGTGCGTAAGTTGCTTGACTATTATACAGGCACAGAAACTGAAAAATATATTGATGATTACTTTTCGGCTGATGCATTTAGAGAAATCCCACTTTATAATTCAAACTTTACAAGAAGGTTTGTAAATAAAATGTCAAGGATATATACAGTAGGAGCAACAAGGAGTGCAGGTGACCAATATGCAACTCTTACTCGTAAAAAAGATGCAAGGATGAAGCACGTTGAAAGAATGACTCGTTTGGTTGGATCTGTAGCAACCCAGGTTATTTATCGTGATGATCTTGCAGTTCCTTGCTTTGACTATAAGCCAGTTTATTACTTTGATGTGCATATGCATGAAAACCCATTTGTGCCTGTAGCAATTACATATCCAATACTTATGAATGTAAGCGATGTTTCTAATACAGAAAAACTACAATATGCTTATTGGGATAATGAAAGGTACATACATTACGATGAAGATGGTAACATTATGGGAGAATACGAACATGGTTATGGAGTAATACCATTTTTATTTAGCCATAGAGAAGAACAAGTTGATTCTTTCTTCGTAGAAGGGGCTAATGATATAGTTGGATGTAATGAGCAGGTAAACATAACTATGACTGAATTACAATTAGGACTTAGATTCCAAATGTTTGGTCAACCATTCATTACAGGTATGTATGGAGATAAAAAGTTAGAAAGAGCAGGGAGTGATACAATACTTGACCTACCCGAAGGGTCTACTTTTGGTATTGCAGCACCCGAAGGTGATATTAATGCAGTGATAGAGTCTGTTAAGTTTCAACTGGATTTGGTTGCTCAGAATAATCACCTATATGTGCAATTTGCTCAAGATGGTGGAGAAACTCCATCAGGGATTGCACTCAAGATTAAGGATTTGGAGAGTTTTGAGGACTATCAAGACGATTTAGACTTATGGAATATGTATGAACATGATTTATACGATGTTGAAAAAGCTATTGCTTCATATAACAATATTGCATTACCCAATGAATTAGCCTTAGATTTCAATGAGCCTGAGTATCCTAAAACAGTACAAGACCAAATATTGATGGATGAACACAGAATTAAACATCATATGGTAAATGAAATAGGACTATTAATGGAGTACAATAAGGATTTATCAGAAGAACAAGCCAAAGCTATTGTTGATAATAATAAGTTAGCAATGGAAGATGAGCATTTACAGGCAATGGCTACCGATGGAGATTACCTACCACAAGAAGAGGAGTAATATATGGCAATAACTACTAAAGCAACATCTAATTTTAGTTTTAGAAAATTAGCAAATGCACTTGATGATGTTTTAGATAGTTATGTTTCTAATATATATGAAGATGTTGCACAAGATGCAAGAGATACTATTACTTCAGGAAAAGGGCTTAGAAAGTTAAAAGCTAAAACCCAAGAAAAACGAAAAAAAGGCTATTATGGTAAAAACAAAAATATGCCTACATCAGATATGCGACCCTTACACCATACAGGTAAGCTATTAAAGTCAATAAAGGCAACAGAAAATGGTATAAATGTAATTGGTTACGCAGAAAATCATATAAATGGTCATTTTGCAGGGAAAAGCTTTGTTCGTCCAAGAAACCCATTCTTTACACAAAAAGAAAACCTAAAGGCAGGAGTGAAGAAAAATAGGGATAAAAGAATGTCGAAACTAATAAGATCTATTAATAAAGTATGGAGGACACCTCAAAAATGAGCAAAAAAGAAGATAAGCTTGATGAGATACTTTTAAAGATTGAAGAATT